CAGCCACCAATTCAGTACCTTACATTTTACTTGCTACAGCACAAAACAAAGTTTCGGGCACAAGCTCTGCTGTTGCACTTGGAACTACTGCGGCAGCAGCCAATCAAGTAGTATTGGTTACAAGCCAACGCGACTTAGCAACTTTATACGGCAATCCGTTATTTTATAAGACAAGTGATGGTACTCCAATTAATGGATACGAACTTAACGAATACGGTTTGTTAGCAGCACATTCAGTATTGGGTATTAGCAATCGTGCGTATATTCAACGTGCTGATGTTGACCTTGCAGAATTAACTGCAAGCCTGGTCCGCCCAACAGGCGCCCCAAACAACGGAACTTATTGGCTTGACACAGCTACTACACAATGGGGTATTAATCAGTGGAATCAAACTACAGGTGCATTTACCGTCATAACACCTATCGTTATAACTGATACTGCACAGCTTGATGGCGGAATCCCTGCTGCCAGCATTGGTTCAATTGGTGATTATGCTATTGTATCAACAAATAGCAGTAACCCTACATATTATAAAAATGCAGACAACGCATGGGTGCTGGTTGGATCTGATGACTGGAAGGCATCGTGGCCAACAGTGCAAGGCACAGAAAGTGTAGTTGGACAAGCATTGACTGCTGCTAATACAATTATTATCAACGGCACATCAGTTGCAGTTCCTGCCGGTCCAAACAACACATTGGCTGGCCTTGTTAACGCAATCAATGTTGCAGCTATCACAGGTGTAACTGCTGCTGCTGATTCAAGTAACCGTTTTGTTTTATACGGCAATGGTCTTGCTGAAGCTGATGGCTCTACAGACAGTGGTGGCATAATTGAAGTTAATGCTGGTACTGTTGGTCTGTTAACAACATTAGGTGTTGCACAACAAACATATCACACACCAGCATTACAACAGAGTCCTAACTATCAAAATCCTCAATGGAAATCAAGTGCTGCTACGCCGCGTCCTACTGGATCTGTTTGGAATAAAACTACAAGTCCTAACTTAGGTGCAACGATTGTAGTCAAACAGTACGATACTACATTAGCAACATTTGTAACAAAAGCAGCACCAATTTATCAAAATGATCAAAGCGCAAACGAAGCATATGATCCTGCTGGTGGCGGACGTAATATTCCAGCTGGTAGTTTGTATGTACAATACAACGTTTCGCCTGAAGAAGATGCTGCTGGATTTAACAACACATTTACACTACAGATATTTGAAAGATTGCAAACTGGTTCAGTAACAATTGTAGGGGACACTACAACACCTACATTTACTGTTGGAGAGACTTTTACAATTGAAACCAGTTCAGCAAATAGCAATCAACTTACAAGTCCTGCTACAGTGACATTGTCTGGCACTACTGCTGCTGATTTTGCAGCTGATGTATCCGCAGCAGGTGTACCAAATGTATTAGCTCAAGTAACATCAACTGGTGCTGTTGCACTTACACAAACACAAGGTGGTGTAATAGTACTTAAAGATACTTCTGGAACTCCTGTTGCCGACGCTGGATTTAATACTACTGTAGTTGGTGTCAGAGAAGATCAAGACGCAAATGGATTAGTTTTAAGCGGTTGGATAGCATTAGATTACACAGCCAGTGCAGTGGCACCAGATCAAGATCCAGACAACGGTCGCCTATGGTACTATTCTGCTACTAACCAAGTTGATATCATGATCAGCACTGGTTCTACTTGGGCAGGATATCAAACCGTAGCCAATGATGCTCGTGGTTACAATCTGACACAAACAGATCCAGCTGGTCCAATTATCAGTCCTACAGCACCTATTGCTCAAAGCGACGATACTCCATTAGTTTATGGTGATCTATGGGTTGACACAAGTAATCTTGAAGTTTATCCAGTTCTGAATCGTTGGGAAATTGTTGACGGCGTAGATCAATGGGTAGCTATCAACAATGCAGATCAAACTACAGAAAACGGTATTTTATTTGCAGATGCACGTTGGGCTCCTAATGGAACAACTAATCCAATTACAGATAACTTCCCAACAATCGCAAGTTTGTTGACCAGCAGCTATTTGGATCTTGATGCACCAGATGCAACAACTTATCCAACTGGTATGTTGTTGTGGAACACACGTCGTTCTGGATTTAATGTAAAAGCATTTAGTAGTGATTATTTTAATGCTACCGATTTTTCAGTAGATTCATACAGTAATATAACTGCTTATGCTGTTGGAAATAAAGTTCTTTACAATGGTATTATCTATGTAGCAATACAAGCCGGTACTGGTAACTTACCAACTAACGTCAGTTATTGGTCAGTGTTGGAAACTAATACCTGGGTAAATACCAGCGGTAATCGCGCAGATGGTTCGCCATACATGGGCCGTTTAGCAGTTCGTGCTATTGTTGTAGCAGCATTAAAATCAGCAATTGATACTCAGCAAACATTGCGTGAAGAACAAAATCAGTTTAATCTTATTGCTTGCCCAGATTATCCAGAACTGATTGTAAACATGGTTGCACTCAATAACGAACGTAGTAATACTGCGTTTATTGTTGGTGATACACCACTGCGTTTAGGTCCAACAGGCAATGACATTGCAGATTGGGCAACTGATGCAAGCGGCACAGGAGTGTTTGCAGCTGACGGATTGTCTTTGTCAGATCCATATGTTGGTGTGTTTTATCCAAGCTGCCAGACAACTAATCTTGACGGATCGGTTGTTGTACAACCGCCGAGTCACATGATGTTGCGTACTATTATTCGCAGCGACGAAGTAGCGTATCCATGGTTTGCACCAGCAGGTACACGACGCGGTCTTGTTGACAATGCTGCACGTCTTGGATATGTCAATGCACAAACAGGCGAGTTTATTACTATTGCTAACGGACAAAATGTACGTGATGTATTGTATCTAAACAAAATCAATCCAATTACATTCGTACCAGGTAGCGGTATTGTCAACTACGGTAACAAGACTATCTCTGCTACTCCGAGTGCATTAGATCGTATTAACGTTGCACGTTTAGTAGCATACTTACGCGATCGACTAGATGCAATTGGTAGCACATTCTTGTTTGAGCCAAATGATCAACTAACACGTAATCAGATTGCAAGTGTAATCAATGCATTGATGCAAGACTTAGTTTCTAAACGTGCGCTGTATGATTATGTGGTTATCTGTGATGAATCAAATAACGGTCCTGCAAGAGTTGATCGCAACGAGCTTTATGTTGATATTGCTATTGAACCAGTGAAGGCTGTTGAGTTTATCTACATTCCAGTTCGTATTAAGAACACAGGTGAAATTGCTGCCGGTAATAATGCATAAACCCCGTTTAACGGGTCTGCAATAGCGAAAATGGGGTCTTTTGACCCCATTTTTTTTGGCCGAATCGATCATAAATAATTGCATATAGGAGATATACAACATGGCCGTAACATCACTTTCAAGAATGACGGTGCCTTTAGGAATAGATACAGCTGGTGGCGGTAGCCAGGGCCTGCTGATGCCTAAACTGAAATACCGTTTCAGAGTTACATTATTGGGCTTTGGAACTCAAGGTACTGACAGTCCTACTACTGAACTAACCAAACAGGTCATGGATGTTACAAGACCTTCTGTGAGTTTCGAAGACATTACTCTTGACATCTACAACTCAAAAGTCCGCCTTGCTGGCAAACACAGCTGGGAAGATGTTACACTTAATCTACGCGATGACGCCAACGGTCTAGTTAGTAAACTGGTTGGACAACAATTGCAATCTCAGTTGGATTTCCAAGAGCAAGCGTCTGCTGCTTCTGGATTCGATTATAAATTTATCACGAATGTTGAAGTACTTGATGGCGGCAACGGTCTTATTGTTCCAAAAGTATTAGAAACTTGGCAATTGTATGGTTGCTTTATTCAGTCAGCTAACTACGGTGATCTTAACTATGCCACAAACGAAGCAGCTACTATTGCATTGACCATCAGATATGATAATGCAACACAAGATCCACTCGGCCAGGGCGTAGGTACTCCAGTGCCATCGCAGAGCTTTAGACCCGAAGCTGGTGGCGCAGGCCCAGCTACAGGCTAAGGATATTCTGCCATGGCTTTTGGCCAGAATTATCTCAATTCTGCCGGGGACTTTAGTCTCCGGGATTATTCTCATGCCAGCAGAGTATTCCGTACCGCCGGTTACGAGAATACTCCTCGCTTTAAATTCCTATTCCATGTATACTTCAATATTAACCCGGCAGTATTGCAAAGTTATAAAGACCTATACTCGTTATCCGAATTGCGTACATTAGGTCTGCTGGTCAAAACTATAGCATTACCCAAGTTTAAAATGGCCACTGAAGTCTTGAATCAGTATAATCGTAAACGCATTGTACAGAAAAAAATTGAATACGAACCTGTCACTGTTGAAATGCACGATGACGGTGGCGATCTGATACGTAACATGTGGTACAATTATTTTTCGTACTACTACAAAGATCCAACACAACAATACGGTAGCCAGCCAACTACTAACGGTGCCAACGGTGTTAACTCAAGTCGTGCTGCTGGATTTGATTATAATTCGCGAGACATTTATGCAGCCAATCGTCAGGTCAATGACTGGGGATATGTAGGCGAAGCATACAGCGACAACAATAAATCTGACAGCGGCAAAGCACCATTTTTCTCAGACATATCTATATACGGTTTTGACCAACACAAATTTGTTCAGTATGTATTGATAAATCCTCTGATATCGTCCTGGGAACACGATGTCTACGACTATAGTGAAGATGCTGGTATAATGAAAAATACCATGTCAATTCAATATGAAACTGTAAAATATTATTCTGGGGCCATTGGTGATCAACGGCCTGATACTAATGTAGAAGGATTTGCTGATCCAGCCAATTACGA